ATCACAAGGACAAAAATAAAAACAATAATCATATTGACAACCTTGAATGTCTTACTTATACACAACATAGCCAACGTCATGAAGATATTTACAAGAATCAAGTCTTCAGTGAAAAGTGTCTTAGGAAAGCTGCTGAGTGGCATAGGTCAGAAGAAGGAAGAGCTTCACATAGAAGAGCAGCAAGAAAGTATTGGCCAGAATGGGTTGAAAGAACTTGTGAAGTATGTGGCAAAAAGTTTATGCAGAAAAACCAAGGACCCAAAGCAATTGCTAGAACATGCAACCATTCCTGTGCTGGAACACTTAGAAACCGCAATAGAAAAAAGTAAAATACCTGTCTATAATATCACAGTAAAAGATGAACACAAGTATTATGCCAATGGATTCCTCGTAAGCAATTGTGATGCGCTCCGGTACGGTATTTATTCACATGCACGTTATGGTGCTTCAATCCTTATTGGAGGTAAATAATGGATCTATTTAATAGAGACAAAATAAGCGAATTAGAAAATAAACTAACAGAAACAAAGGAAGAGTTTAATGATTATTATAGTAAATCAGTAGATGACTTCAATAAGCTTGAGAGTATGATTATGAGAGAACAAGGTCTTACATCAAGTTCTATATCTAAACTATATTCAGATTATAGTAAGATTGGGGACCCATATGATCATAATATATATGTACGTAAATCAATAGATAAAATAGCAGGTTCAATATCAGGTGCTCCATTCTCTATAGTAGATCTTAATGATAAAGAACTACCAGCTAATAATCCAGCTACTAGATTATTCAATTACATATCACAATATGATACACCGTCGGACTTCCTATTTGAGATTGTACGTAATCTATATAGATTTGGTAAAGCACATGTTCATTTATCAGAAGAGAAAAGAGTAGGTACAAAGTTGCCTCAGGTATTAGATGTACTACCCTCTAATAAAATATCAGCTAAAACAAGTAATGGTATTCTATTATATTGGGAATATAAAGAGGGTGGTAGGACTATACGTTATCAACCTGAAGATATACTATTCATACGCTTCAAACATCCAGAGAAACTATTTGATGGATTAGCCCCAGGGTCCTCAGCTGTTAAGGAGATCCTACAGGATTTCTTTGCTCAAATGTATAATATAAAGTACTTTCAGCAGGGAGCACAAGGTAAAGGTGTATGGAGAGCTAAGGATGGATTTGATTTAAGTCCACAACAACAAAGAGAAGCACAGTTTGCAGCCGATCAAACATACAATAAAGGATTAGAGTCTGCACATAAAGAACATATTGTAAAGAGAGATTTAGAATGGATACGTACATCTGATAGTCAAAAGGATATGGAGTTCCAAGCCCTATTAGATAAGATGAGGGATAGAGTATTAGTAGTATATGAGATTCCTAAGGTATTATTTGCTTCATCTGAATCTACATTTGCAAACTTAGAAGAAGCTAAGAAGATGTTCTGGACACAGACATTACAACCTATAATGAAGAAGATTGAAGATGCATTCAATACAAACTTATTTGAAGCTTTAGGCATCCCATATAGACTTACATTTAATAGAGATGAGATACCTGAACTACAAGATGATGTATCTAGTAAGTTTGATAGTGCTAAGAAACTATATGATATGAATGTTCCATTATCTGTAATCAATGAAGTATTAGGATTAGATTTACCTGAATGGGAAGGTATGGATGAGAGACCTCAAACTCCACAACCCCAATTCTTTGATGCAGAAGGTATAGTTAAAGATGCTATTAAACAATCACATATTGAAGAAGAAAAGAGAATAGTTACTGATGAAACTCTTATAAAGATGGAATATCAGAAATCATTAGAGACTATGCTTACATATGAGAGACAATTAAATAACAATATAGTTGCATTCTTTAAAGATAAATATAAAGAGATTGAAGAGTTTATGAAAGAGGATGAAGTAAAGAGTGTAAATAAAAGATTAGTTGATCCTGATTGGATTGATAGATTTATTAGATGGATAAAGGATAAGGATTGGAGACAAGAATTCTTTGATAGGATTAAAGATCAGATATACGGAACATATGAAAGAGGTAGATATAGAACCTATTGGGGATTAGGAACAGACTTTAGTCAATCAGATTTAAAGGCTAGTACTTGGTTAGCAAATAGATCACTACTTCTTAAAGACAGCCCTGAAGAAGTAAAGAGTATATTAATCAAACACTTACAATCAAATGCATTTACTATGGATGAGATTGCTAAAGAGATTGATAAGAAATGGAATGATGCTGCTAAACATAAGTCAAAGTTGGTAGCAAGAACAGAAACAACAGCTGCATTTAATGGTGGTAGAGTTGAAGGTATGAAGGAGTTAGGTATTAAAAAGAAACAATGGGTAAATAGTGGTGATGGATCAGTTAGACCAACACACCAGATATCTGAAGTTGTACACGTTGATGAAAAGTTTTCAAATGGATTAATGTATCCAGGAGACGGTAGTATGGGAGCTGGAGAAGTATGTAATTGTCGATGTAGTATAACATCTTATTTAGAATAAAAGAAGGAGGCATCTTATATGCAAAAACAAGTTGAAATAAAAGAGTATAAAGAGATTGACGATGAAGTCATTGAAATACTTGCATCTGATGAATCAACAGATAGAGACAATGATGTAATAAAAGCTGATGGTTGGGAGTTCTCAGGTTGGCTAAGGTCTGGATCTTTATTATACGGTCACGACCCATCTAATCTACCTATTGGTTCAGCAGAAGGAGCTAGAGTAACAGATGGTAAGCTATATTTATATAGTAGATTAGCTAAAAAGGGAACATCAGAATGGCATGATACTATTAGATCCCTATTAGAACAAAAGATTCTAAAAGGTGCATCAGTTGGATTTAAGCCATATGAGTATGAGAATAATGAGTTTGGCGGTAGGACATTTACAAAGTCTGAACTATTAGAGATATCATTAACACCGGTACCTGCCAATATTAATGCACAGGTCATACTACGCGGTATGGATATATCAGATGAAACAAAAGAAATGTTGATAAAGAAACCTGAATCTATGGAAGAGGAAGAGACCTTGGATGTCGAACCTCAAGAAACCAAAGAGGATAAGTTTCTTAAACTATACAACTTAATGAAAAAAGGAGTAACACACTATGAGTGATTTACAAAACACAGATAATATTGATGAAGCAGTTAAAGACGTAAAGTCAATGGCTGAAATGCAGAAACAACTTACCGAGCAGAATAAACAGTTCAATGAAAAGATGGACAAGTTTCTTGAAGCTCAAGCAAACATCAATAAAGCAATGGTTAGAGGAAATGAAGAGGAAAAAGAAGTCGGTAAGTTTTACGGCTTTACCCAAGCAAAGAATGAGATAGCACAAGGTAAGACTGCTTTATCACCTTATTGGGATCAGAAAACAACTGATAGGTTTAATCAATATCTAAATATGGTATATGAAAAGGACTATGATGGTCTTAAGAAAGAATTTGGTGATAATGTACAGACTAGCCTTTCAAACTGGACACCAACAGAGTTTAGAAGCGAAATCGTAAGACTAGCTTATCTACAATCTCTTGCTTTACAGAAATGTACTATTGTCCCTATGGGTAGAGATAAAGTTCAAATGCCTGCACCTACTGGCAACTATACAGTAAGTTGGGTATCACCTGGTGGAGCAATCACAGACAGTAAGATGGCCCCTGGATACATTGAATTGGATTCAGCTAAACTTGCTGGTCTTGCTCTTATAAATAAAGAAGATTTAAATGACAGTGCAGTACCTATTGCAACATTTATTGCTTCTCAAATGGGTGAAGACTTTGCTAAGAAGATTGATAAAGAAGTATTCCAAGGTGACGCAAGCGGTTCAGATCAGTTTGATGGCCTTGAATATGCAACATCAGTGAACACTATAACTGGTGATGTTGAAGCTGCTGCATTCTCTACCTTCCTAACTGAAGCTCATTTACTTGAAGCTGTTGGTAAGTTGGATGATAGACAGATGGCTGGTGCTGAATGGTTTATGACTAACTCAGCTTGGAATGCTGTTAGAGCTATTGAAGATGGTGCATCAAGTAAGATTATTAGACTCAATGAAGCCTATACTTATGACCTTCTTGGTTTCCCTGTAAACCGAAGAGCTGAGATTACCACTACTGCTACTGCTGAAAGAGCTGCTGCTTTCTTTGGTAACCTTAAATGGGTTTATATTGGAGATAGAATGGACTTCAACATTGATACATCAGAACATTACAGATTTGCTAATGATCAGGTGGTATTTAGAGGTATGCAGAGACTAGCAATTAAGGTTGCTCTTCCTGACAACTTTGCACGACTCGTTTTTGGTGCAGCGGAATAAAGTAATAATGGCCCTCTCTTCGGAGGGGGCTTTATTAAAAGGAGGTCTATATGGAAAAGATTTCACTATATAATGGATGGAAAAAGGATGATAAAGTGAGATTTGGAGAAGAAATAGACGAACGATCTCAAGAAAAAGAGAGAGAAAAAGTAAGAATAAAGAAAGATAAGATTATAAGAAAGATTATAACTGAAGAGGAGATTCAAAAATAATGAATGATTTTTTAATATCGTTACAAGACGTACAAAACTACCTCTTCAAACAAGGGTATAATGCCCCAACTAATATAAACTCTGATACTAATCTTCAACTATTAAGAGAAGCAGCATATGATAGAATAAAAAAGTATTTAGGATATGATTTTATATCAGCTTCATATACAGATGAATATTATAATGGTAATAGTAAGAGCTTAATATATGTAAGACATAGACCCATTACATCTCTTAATACCGTTAAGATTAATGATTCAGAATATGATGTAGATGGATTTGATGTAGTTGAAGATGGTAATGCAATATATTACAAAGATGGATACTTCCCTTATAGTATAAATAATATTAAACTATCTTATCAGGCTGGATGGACTAGAACTTCAATGCCACCATCTATAAGATTAGTAGCACTAAAACTATGTTCATTATGGTATAAACAGCAAGGTGTTGAAGGTATGACATCACAATCAAATCAAGATGGAACATCCTATTCATATGATTTTAGTGAAGATGATGTATTAGGAGTGATTTACAACTTTAAGGCGATGTCGTGGTAAAACATAAAATACAGTTAAACGATAGACAAGTAAAGCTTAGAGCAAACAAGCTTGTAAGGAAGACTCCTAAGCTGTCAAGACAGATATTGGGAGTATTAGGTGAAGCAATTGTAGCTAGAACTAATACGCATTATCTATCTGGACAAGTATTACATCGTAAAACTGGTAAGTTGGCCCAATCAGTCAACTACAAATATAATAATGATTGGTCTATTAATGTTGGATCAAATGTAGCATATGCAGGTATTCATGAACATGGTGGAGAGATATATCCTAGGACAGCAGATGCATTAAGATTTAAGACTGCTGATGGATGGGTTATAACTAAGAAGGTAGTAATGCCAAAGAGACCCTGGCTTGCTCCGTCTGTTGATGATATAATGAATTCACCTACTGCTCAGAACATTATGGATAGAGAAACTGAAAAGTGGTTAAATAAGGAGTGGGAAAAATGAATAATATAATGGAACAAATATATGATGGTATTAAACAACATATTGAGAAGTATATGCCATCATATATAGATGAATTAAATACAACTGAGGATTATCACATACCTCAGATTGAACATGTATATAGAGAGTATATAGACATATACGAACTACCTACGTACCCAGCTATTGTATTTGGATATGGCCAGATAACCTTTTCTGATAATCATCCAACAAATGCTGAGCATTGGCAAATACCGATGTCATTATATGCTGTTATGAGTGGAGCTGATAGTACTGTAGTTCATAAACTATGTGAAGCATATTCATTCTTGTTATTCTCTATATTTAGTGGAGAGGATAATGAGTATGGAATAGTAGGTATAACTGGGATTGGAATATCACCAGTAATTAAAAGACAAAACAACTTGGTTCAAGTTGGATATATAGATATACAAATAGATGTTTCTGTTCAAAGAAAACAAACTTAAGGAGGTCATATAATGGCTAATAATTCAGGAAACGATACAAAGTTTCAAATAGGATTAGAATCGTCTGAAGCATATGGAACTGCTGCTGAAGGTGCAGTACAACTAGAAATGCTTTCTGAGTCTCTAGGCGAAACACATAATACTGTTGAGAGTGATGCCCTAGTTGGGGCTGTCACAACTCCCTATTTCAACATTATTGGAAAGAAAGTAGAGGGAGATTTATCATTAGAGGTTCACCCAGATAATATAGGTACCTTACTATACGCTGCTCTTGGTGTTGAGGCTGCTGTGACAGATGTAGTAGAAGCTGGTGTTGCATACACTCATACATTTACTCCAGTCTCAGGTGGAACTTCTTTACCTTCATTAACTGCAATAGTTGATAAAAAGAGTGATATATTTACTTATGCAGGACTAAAGATTGATTCACTCTCTTTAGAGACTGATAGTTCATCTCTCCTAACATCATCTGTTTCATTTGTTGGACAAAAGGAAGAGTTATCACAATCAATTGCAGTATTATCAAACAGTGCTCTTAATCCATTTGATTTTAATACACTACAACTTTATGTTGGTACTGCTGGTTCAGAAGCTGCTACTCTTGTTGAGTATGTAACAAACTTTACATTTAATTACAGTAATAACCTAGAGAATGATTTATTCGTAGCTGATGGTACTCAGTATATGAGTGAGATTGATTATCAAAAGAGAGATATTACTCTTGATTTTGAAGCATTATATAATGCTGAATCTAATACCTTTAGAGAAGATTATTACAAGACTGGTGATGAACTATCAATCAAAGCAGTATTTACTTCTCCTCATGCTATAACTGATAGCGCAGCTGATCCAACAAATAAGTATCAGCTTATTATTGATATACACAACTTCGTAATCACTGAAGCCCCTAATAGTATAGGTGGACCAGAGAGATTAAGAATACCATTAAGTGGTAGAGCATTAGAAAAAGGCGGAGACTCTGCTGTAACCATATCAGTAGTTGATGCTAGAGCTACTAAATATAATGTATAAGGAGTAAAAGATGAGAGACATGAACCTGTCTCAAGAATATGAAACAAGAATCCTATCCTGGATGTTTATACTCTTAATGAGGTTGTATGGGCAGAACGTCTATAGCGATGACAGTTATATCTATAAAGTATTTGAGTGCGAATCTCTAGAAGAGATTGATTTATATTTTGAGAATGTCCTGGCTGAATTCAAAACGAAACACCGGGACATTGCTCGGTTACAAAAACTACAAGTGAAGATAGAGGACATTCTATCACGCTAATAAAAAAAGGAGGCACAAAAATGCCAGTATTAAAAGACAAGCAAGCGGGAATATTTAAGATTAAGGTTAATGTAGGTGAGTATTTCGGTTTCCAAGATGATGAGTTATATGTTGAATTGAGAGAACCAACAACTGAGGAAGCAACCACTCTTACAGATGGTACAGATCCAGGTAATCCATCCTCAGGACAATTAAAAAGAATGTTTTCAATAGCTCCTAAATGTATAATTAATCACAACTTCTTGAATGAAGATCAGAGTCAGATGACAAATAAAGAAGTATGGGATTTAATTAAAGTAAGAAGTGGGTGTGCTATGGATATTGTAAGTGCGTGGGGAAACAATATCCCTTTAGCCAATATGAGTCAGAAACAGTCCGCTGGCTCACAAAATATACAATCAGCGGATTTAGAATAAAAAAAGATTTATCAGCTTTTGAGTGGAAGATTAAGACTATAGTTGATATTTTCTTGTCTGTTTCTGGTAGTGAAAAAGCTGATATGTGGCATTTACCATATAGTGGTGGTGCCCTTGAACAACCATATAAGACAATGAGAGTGTGGATGATTATGAGAGGAGTTTTATCTGAGTATATAACAAAAGAGAATGATAAGAGGATGAAAGAAATAAAGTCTAGAAGTAGAAGGAGATAATAGTAATGGCTAACCCTAAAGCTACTTATGAAATAACATCGAAAGATGAATCAAAAAAAGGTATAGATTCCGCTAAACAGAATGTTACTTCTTTAGGTAAAACTGGGGTTGCCAATGCTGCCAAGATGATTGCTAAATGGGCAGCTGTTGCAATATCTATTCGACAAGTTACAAAAGCTATTTCAGCTTCTATTAGATTACAAGAAGAACAAGAAGTATCAGAGATAAGATTAGCTGCTGCTGCTATGAATAATCCATTAATAAATGGAGATGCATATAGAGGATTAACACAGTATGCATCAGCCCTTCAAGCTACTACTACATTTGGTGATGAAGCGATATTACAGCAAGCATCATTTCTAACAACTCTTCAAATGTCTGAGGATCAGATTAAAAGAGTATTAGATGCTGCAACAGACTTAGCATCAACTGGTATGATGTCTCTAGAATCAGCAACTAAAAACATAGCAAAAACATATAGTGGAGTCGGTGGAGAATTAAATGAATTGATTCCACAGTTTAAAGAGCTAACAGAAGAACAGTTTAAAAATGGTGCAGCATTAGATATAATAGAAAAACAATATGGTGGATTTGCCGAAACTGTAGCAACTTCAACAAAAGGAATCAAACAACAAATAAAGAATATGTGGGGTGACTTTGGAGAAGAAGTAGGTTCTGCATTAGCTCCACTACAAACAGCAATCCTACAGAAAGTAAAGCCTATTCTAGATGCAATGTCTAAATGGATGGCTGCTCACTCAACACGGATAACAAACTTCTTCTTACATATACCAGAGATTGCAGCATTATCATTTAATGCAATAAAGAATGGATTTATTTATGCCTTCTCTTGGGAAGGAATAATGGAGAGAGTTAAGGCTCAACTTACTTATATGAAGGATATATTCGTAGCAACCTTTGAGTTTCTATCATCTATATACTTGAGGACTGGTAGAAGTTGGATACTTATATTTGGACAAGTAATAGAGTCAATATGGAATACTGTTAGAAATGTAGGTGAAACAATATGGAGTCCATTATCAGCTGGATTTGAGTGGGCTGTATATGGAATGAGAAGTGGTTGGAGAGTTATGATTGAAGGCTTAGCTACTGGTCTTCAATGGTTGATAAATAATCCAATCAATTGGTTGGGACAAGCATTCTATGATGTGATTCATGGTATTGGAGAAATATTTGAGTTTGTTTTAGGTGGAGTAGCAGGTTTAATAAACAACTTAATAGATGGATTAAATAAAACATTTGAAGCTTCCCACAATATAAGACAAGCAATAGCACACCCATTTAGAGAGGATAGAAGAGAAGAATGGGGAGGTGGAATAGGTAATATCGGTGGTGGGCCTGATATAGATTGGGGTAGAGGTTTTGAAAGCTTTTCTGCAAACATTATACCACAATGGAAAGAAGCACTAACTCCTCCTGATAGAAATGTTGGGGCTGAAATATCAGAAGTATGGGCTGGATATGGACAAGAACTTGTAACAGATTGGAAAGATACCTTTCAAGGTTTAGGAGATACTTGGGCTGGATTTGGTGGAGACATAACAGATTATCTAGAAGCTGTTGCAACATCTAATTTAGATCTAAATAGAGAGATATTAGCACCATTCTGGGATCAATTAAAGCAAATGCAACCCCAATTAAATCAACTTCTTAATAAAGAACTACCTTTTGAAATAAGAAGTGTTGTTGGAGATTTAGTAAATCAATTGGATGAAACAGGTAATGAGGCTGCTAAATCTATAAATAAATCCTTTGTTGGTATACAAAGAAACTTCTATGATATGAGAATACAGAGTGGATCAGCAATGTCTACCTGGGAACTATTTATATACTATCTTAAGATGAAAGGTGAAGAGTTGAGAGCAAAGTTTTCCAACTTCTTTGAAGGTATAAAAGGCTTTGGAGCTGGATTCATAGGTGGAATAACAGATACTATTAATGGTATTAAGAATGCGATTAAAGATCCTAAAGATGCATTAGGTAGTGTTGGATTTGCATTAGTTAGGAGTTTAGATAATATAGGACATGGATTAAGAGCAGCTGGAACAACTATAATGGCTGGATTATCTGCTGTTGGACAAGGACTATTAAAGATTGGAAGTTTTATATTTAACACATTGATGTCAACAGAAGCTATGCAAGCAACAATAAGTAATATACTGGAAGTTGTAAGTGAATTAGCTAGAGGTATAATAACTCCATTATTGACTGTTATACAACCTCTTATAAATGCATTTATTAATATA